TGATACACTCCACCAATGTGAGAACCGTCAGAGAAGAGGTCCCTGACACCGTGAAATCCTATTTTAAATAAATTGTCTCCGTCGACAAGTAATGTTTTTGTCACTTACCTTCTTTAAAGGGTTACTCAATCTTCTTTTTCTTCTGTCAAAGTGAAATCACCTTCAGCACCGATAATATCTTTCCAATAATCAGCATGTTCCTTCTTATAAGATTCGATGGAAGCTTTTTCTTCTGCGGAATCTTTGCCAGCTAAAAACCCATGAGGTGTAACGATAATTTTTCCATCATCATATCCCAATCCATTGATGTGGTTTTTCATAACAGATACTTTACTTCTTACCGCAAATTTAACGGAACGTTTGTCTTTTGTTGCTGTTATTTTTGTAGTTCCCGCACCTTTTTGATTTCCAAAAAGAAACACCAATGAAGAGTTCAACCAAACGGATTCACCACCCTTTGCTTTGATTTTTGGTTGACCGAAAGGATTATCAGGTAGCTCAACCCAAGGTTGATTTATAATGATAAGTGTATTTTCATATTCGGTATCTGCTTTTCTTGAACCAGATATTCTTTGGTTGATTCCCATACCAATCTTGTCCGATAATACAGACGCGTTGTGTTGTTTTCCACCTTTACCCTCATATGTCATTTTACACGGAACAGAACCAACTGAATCCCATATGAAACACAAACTATAATTTAGTTCACCTTTCTCTTGTGCATCCAATAATTCATTAATATAATCTGTTATTTGTTCTATATAACTGAAGTTGTTGTTGAATAGAAAAAATCCATCCCAATCCATTTCACCTGTCTCTTTATCAACCACCTCCTCACATTGAAATCCCATAAGTTTTGCGTGGTCGAAGCTCCATTTCTGTTCTGTAATAATGAACACAGGAAGAATTTCTTTCTTTTGTGCATCAACCGCAGCTTTAATTGCCGCAGTAGTTTTTCCTGTGTCGGAATGACCCAAGAACATATTGATGTGACCAATCGCAGGACCAGGTAATCCAACCGCATCCAAGAAATCTGAACCTAAATCCAAAAATCTTTGTGGTTTATATTTTGCAGAAGTCGAAAACTTCTTTTTTAAATTACTGAAATCATTTTTCTTTATTGACATCTTCAATTTTTTTTAGGATTGGTAATTTGTTTGGTTTAACCCCGCCATAATATTTTTCATTTTTCTCATACAATACTCCAAGTTCATCTTCATGTAAGGTTATTAAATTAAGTTCAGATATATCATCTTCATCAATTTGCTCTAACATACCAAACAAAACAGTTTCACCAACTTGTTTCGGTCTTCCTGAAAAATAAAATTTATCTTTCAATATGTTTAAAACATCAAAAGTTAAAATTTTATTGTCTTTTAATTGTAATTCTATTTCTTCTTCGAACGTCATAAAATAAAAAAAAGTGGTGGGGTTTCCCCCACCTTTATATTAGAATGGTAAATCAGAATCTACTTCTGCATCTGCTTGTGGGTCAACGGATGTCTTAGATTTTCCACCAACTGTAGTTTCTTCTTCAGTTGAATCTCCATAAACATATCCACCTTTTTCAGAGTCCCACTTTGGTGTTTCACCACGAGCAATCGCCTCAAGATACTCTACAGGTTTTTTGCTGTAAACATCTGTCCATGCTAGTTCGTCGTTAATCCACTCGTTAGCTTGGTCTTTTTCTACGTGTACTGGTGATGGGTCATCGTACATAATTGCAGAAACTGTTGTATATTCTTTTCCTTTCGGGGTTTTTGACTTAGCAAGTTCGATGATAAGGTCACGACCTTTTTCAGGGTCTGTAACGTCGCCCTTGTTTCTCCAAATTGGAATGATTTTGTCGAGGATACCCTCGTTCTTATAATTGTGTTTGAAACGCCAAAACTTTGGTCCGTCCTGCTCGTTATCACGGTCGATAACTTTTACGATGTAGAACTTTCTTGACTTGTACTGCTTGGCAAGTTCCTTGTCGGATTCCTTACCAGTACTCATCAATTCTTCGTAAACTTCATTAAGTGGTGAACGCTCGTTGTCGTTCTTTCCTGGGTCGTAGAATTTTTGCCATTGTCCACCTACTTGAATTTCATGATACCATGCCTCTTTGAATGGAGATGAACCGTCCGCAGTTGGGAGGATTCTGATTCTTCTTTGACCTGATTTCTCTTTATCCCCGAGGATTAAAGCGAAATACTTTTTCATTCTTTCGTCTTGCGACATTCTTGATTGGGCCCCGCCCCCTTGTTGGTTTTTTTCATACTGTGCCAATACGGCGTCTAATACATTACTCATTGTTTAAATTTTAGATTGTTTATTAAATATAATTGGGTTTACCCTATATGTCAAATTGAAAAGGGACCTTTAGGTCCCTTTTTTTTATTTAAATTAATTCGTCGTCTTCTTCAGGTTGAAAGGTTTTTTTTACGTCCGACATGTTTGCATCGGTAACATCATTTGGTGTTAAAACATAATCTTTTTTTCCTGTCATTTCCATTTCTGCTTTCTTATCTGTGAAAAAATCACTTAACTTTTGGTTATAAGGATAAGAATCAAAACTTCTCAATTCCAATTTTTCTTCAGGAGTTTTTTGTCTGTATTTTTCAATTTTAGCTTCGATTGTATTTAATCTATCCATAACTGAATCCATCTCAGATAACTTGCTTTCCAAATTTGAAAGTTGACTAAATAGGTTTTGGAAATACTCTTCTTGTTTTTCTTCAATATTTTTTTGTGAATCAACTAGTTCAGTTATATCCATTTCTTCAACGTCACCCCCTTTCTCTTCTGATTTGCCCTCGTCGTCTATTTTTTCTACGTCAGGGTCATTCTCAACATCAATCTTTTCTGCTGTTGGGGTTGTAGGTGCGGCTCCTTCGGGAGCAGCTGCTGCAGGAGGTGGTGGAGGTGCCGGTGTTTCAGCGTCGGTTGGTGGGGGTAATGGTGGTAATTCAGCCTGCTCTACTATGTATTTGTTGATTTGGCGATATCTTTCAATCTCACTTAAAATCTTTTTATCTAAACTCATTTTGTTAACCATTTAAAAGTTGTTTTATACCTCTTGATGTTTCCACTCTTACCCTTCTATTAACGGTAAGTTGGTGTCCGGCTCTTTCAATTAAACCATCTCTTTCTCTTATGGTATAACAATCTCCTGTGTCTAAATCACAAACTTGTTTTGTTCCATCACCGTTGTCCTCCTCAGAATATCTAACCGATTTTCCAAGGTAATTGTCTAGTGCTGATTTAATATTCATAAAAATCTTTTTATATAAATATACTGAAAAGGTATAAATTAAAAGTTGATTGTTCCTGGTAGTGTGGTTACGTCAGCTCTTGGGTTGTTAGGTTCATCTGCATACACTTCAGCTTTGACAACCAATTTGTTTCCGACTTTGGTTAATGAAGAATCTAAACTCAACACCGATAATATTTCAGATTTAGTAATTGAGAAAGTTTTCCTGTTAGTTGACACGTATCCATTCAAGTTTTTTACTCCACTACTAACAATGACTTCCTTGGTTGTTAAATCAGAGTTAATTTGGGTTTCATAAATCTGATAATTCAAATTAAAGTTATTTTTGAAAACCCATGTTGGGGTTTGTGGATTGATGTCTGCCGACAACGTTTGAAGACCAACAGTAGGTATGGATACAGAAGTTGTTAAAATCGTTTTCTCACCAGTCGCACCTATTTGATTATTCAGTTGAGCAGCTTGGCTAGTTGGTGATTGTTGTGTTACAGGTATGGATGGTTGTCCGTTATTAACTTGTGGTGCAGGTACTCCGGAATTTGTTTGTGCCGGATTGTATGCGAATTGAGAAACTGATGTAGATTCCCCCCAATCTGTTACAACTTTTATATTTGTTTTGACTACGGTTTGTGGTATTGTTATCGGTTTTGCAACTGTAACAGTCAAAAGAGTGTATAACGAATTAACTGTAAATGCGGTTATCGAACTATTATTAATAACAACTTCTTTGACATTATAAAAATTCTTACCAATAATTTTTACAATAGTACCCTCAACACCAGATGATGGAGTGAAAGAAGTGATTGTTGGTGGTTGACAAGTTATTGTTGTAGTTCCACTTGAGCCCGCCGACGCTGTTGTACTACTTGTTCCACTTGAGCCAGCAGCACCTGATGAACTACTCGTTCCACTCGAGCCTGCGGCACCTGAAGAACCGCTAGAACCCGAAGTACTTCCTGCATCCAAATCTTTCAACCCAACTTTTTCTGCAGATATTTTTGCTTGTACAAATGAATTGTTAACTTCAATGAACTCGTTGATATTTTCGTCGTAATACGATTCAGATACTGTAGAAACAGGCCAGTTACAAACATAATATTTAGGAAGTGATAGTGTTTTAATTCTAGTAATATTATTTTCTAATCTACTTTTCATAAAATCAACGAAGTCCTCGATTCTAGTAAAAGTAGCAACAGGAAGTGGGTTTGACTTAGTAGTCAAAACTTTACCAACATTCATACAACAATAACTTCTATCAAAAAAGTTCCTAGCCTCCCCATAATTGTTATCCAAGGTTATAGTTGCAAAGTTGTTGTTAAAGGAAACGAATGTTCCATCATTACCACTATTATTTCTGACAAATGTTCTTACATAACTTATTGTGTAAATAATGAATTGTAAGATTTCATTATTAGGTACTCTATTTTTTATTATATCTGCGAGTTGTTGTGGATTAATTTCAGTTTTGGTACCTTCATTAGGTGCCCATCCAAGTGTTTTATAGTCCTCGAACACTTTGCTCTCACAAGTATTTTGAGCCGCCAAAGTATTTTTAGCTGTTTGAACTACATCAGCAGCCTTATTATTATTTGTGGTTGGCGTTGCGGTTGTGTTTTCAGGTCTACTCAAAACAAGTTGTTCTACTTTTGTTAATAGATTCTTGTTTACACTTTGTATAAATGAATCTATTGATGGTAAATCAAACATACCTTGTCTTATCCCTTTGAATGTCGTTTCAAAATTACCCGGTTGAATACTATGTGAAACCTCTGTAATCATATAAGGCCCGTTAAACATCGGAACGTGTCTTAGGTTAAAATACATCGTTGGTTGAATCATTGCATTACCAAGAGATTGGATGGTGCATTCGTAACTCCTTTGTTTGTACAAATTATATAATGAAACGTTTTGAGTTGCCGTATTTCTTCCAGCTGATTGGTCAATCATATTCAATTGAGTATTGATTGACTCTGACGTTGCTTTTCCGTTTTCTTGGGAAACTTGAAACGAATAGAAAATATTTTGATTTCTTGTTCCGATATCCACGTTGAAACCTACACATCTGTTGGATAAACCGAAATCTTTTTTACCTTGCGGATTTTCCAACAAAGGGTTTTGTGAACTTCTCCTCATCTCAAATCCATCGTCTCTAAATCTGAAATTACCTTTCGGTAGATTTAGATAATTTGAGGGTTTGCCGGTATAAAATGCAACCATCTTTGGTCCCGAATTCCTGTAATCTACGTTCAAGAAGGTCCCCCATAAATTATTGGCAAACTCTAAACTTCCTTCAGCTCTGTTTGTGGAAAGCCCTGAAACATCTTGAACATTATAAAAATTTACATAGGCCGGCAGTGGCATAACTACGAAGTTATTCTTCATTAAAATACTACTAATAAGCGTGTATACACTCATATCCATATTCAATGCACTTTTACTCAAGAAGTTTCTTAAGTCGAAAATATCAATGAATATTGTTTCTCCAATATTTCTCGAAGCTCTATCCATAAACAACATGTCCTCAAACAGAGTTTTTGTTTTATAGTCAGAACCTGCAATCCATTTATCATTCAAGGCTTTAAACATTTCATAGTTTTCAACTTTACTTTGTTGTCCATCAATAACCGTTTGAATTGTTCTTTCAGGAATTTCTTGTTGTTCTGGAAGTCCGGCTTGAACCCTCCTCATTACGTCATTTAGAAATTGATTACTTAGTGCTTGTGTGTTCGAAAGGTATGTTGAAAGTGCATTTTTAAACGTAGTTGAGTTAGATGTTGTTTGATTTAATAACTTATAAGTCGCATACATTTTTATAAGAGGTGACAATAAAGTTATATTATCAACGGTAAAATCAATGTTATTATCAACAAAAAAGTCAGTAATATATGAGCCAGTATTTTTATACCTAAGTTGTGGAATAGTTGAAAAACCAACTTCTAACTCTAGCGCTAACCACTGTTGTGGATATCTACTTTTACTTTGAACCAAAGTAATGTTTCCTTTCGCAGTCGGTAATGAATTTTTTTCATAAGGACCAAAATCAATTGGTTCATCTACTTCACTTAGATA